TTAAGTCTTGGGTAAAAATATTATAAAATAAAAAAGGCGCTCTTACAAGCGCCCTTTTTCCTCAGAAAGATTGAGTTAGATTATGAACCTTGTGATCCAAATACACATCTAGGATCTGAGAATCCAAAGCTGTATCTTTCACGTGCTTTGTATCTCATGTTTCCTGTGTCAAAGTCACCTTCCATACCAGTTGTAAGTGGTGCTCTAACAAAGTGTTTGAAACCGTTTGGAGCATCTGTTTTGATGAAGTAAGCATCGGTATCAGTTAGATAGTGGTTGATTACATATCCATCTGGTAGCATACCCATGTTTCTCATCGCATTGATGTCGTTGTCAGCAGTTCCGACTCTGAGGGTAGAATTTAATATTCTATCCGCTATAAATTGAATGTTTACTGGGATAATTAATTTTCTTCCCTGCATTGCAATTTTTAGTCCTCTTTCGTCGATAAAGCCAGCAATGTCGATCAACATTTGCTCTAACGATGCTTCGTTAAGGTCTGCATTTGTTGCAAGTTGGTTTGAGAAGTTACCACCCAAAGATGTTGGGTGTGCTGTGTTTACTAGTGAAACACCATCTCCACCTGCAGTTGAAAATGCATTGTTTAAGATGTTAGCGCCCTTGACTTGTTTTGAGTAAGCCATGGATCTTGCTAATGATCTTGTGTAACGAGCAGATAAAGTGTCGTAAAGGTTGTCTTCGACAGCTTCCTCAGTCAAACTAAATGCAAGTGCAATAGTTTCGTGAGTATATCTAGCTGTAAAACTTTCAGTAGCAGTATCAAATTGTACCGCTGCACCTTCTTGTTTTACGCCAGCTTCGCCGAAGCCAACAAGCATTACTTCTTCTTCAAATGCTCTGTCGCTTGATTCTTGGTCAAAGATCTCAGCATGTTCATTCTCGTAACGAGAATATTCCATACCGAACAGGGCGTTTAAGCCAGGTTCCAGTTCTTTGGCCAGTTGTGCTCTATTAATAGCCATAGTCTAGTCCTCCTTATACGCCAGCCGTACCAGTATGACCCTGCATCTTATGATTGTTAATCTTCACAACTAAAATACTGTTATTAGCAGTAGCGTCGTTGCTTGGTACATCATAAAAATCAATCAGTCTTACTTGGTGTGTAGCTGTTGTGTTTTTTGAGCTTGAATCGATCTCAACACCAGAATTACCAGTAGTGGTATTTCCAGCGCCAAAGATCATATTAGCGTTTAAATTTAAGTCTGCCGCTACAATATTCGCACTATCCGAATCTTGTTGTGCTATGAACAGTTGATCTGGGTCATCTGCTACAAAAGCAATCGCATCTCCTGGAGAGAGCGATGCAGGAAAATGATTCCGAAATGTCGGTTTTTTTGTTGTCGGGTCTGTATAAAAACAACCCATAAACACACCTACAAAGGCATCCGAGTTAGTTGCAACTTCAACTGTTCCGTCATTTTTGTACTTGACGGGATCGCCAGTGAAGATCGCAGTACCTTGGTTATCCCCTATAGAGTATTTAGTAGTTCCAGTTGTCCCACCAGGGGCTGAACCTACTTTAGCAACAGGACGCATTCCGAAAGCCGCATCAATATTGGCCATGTTAGTCTCCTAATACTTATTTGAAGACATTGATCTAACCATTAGATTTTTTGCCCCCAAATGTTACTCTGCTCTGCCTATCCTGATGGATTGGCATGCTTGGGTGCTCGTCCTTATGTAAATCGTTTTCAACTGATTGTTGTTGATCTGAAGTTTTACCAGCAAAATAGGCATCCCTATCTTCTTTAACCTCAATCGGACATCTCATCAGTATCAAACCTCCAACTCCAATTACACCTTTATACTTACCGTCTTGAACGGATGGTAAATCCATTCTATCAGGATACTCAGTAGCCATAACTAATTCGTACCCACTTCGTAATCTACCCATGACGTTTTTTTCGTCTTGTTGACCACGATATTCGGCTCTTACCCACCTATGGTGAAAACCTTCTGGTGGTTCAGGCGCATCTAAGCTGGATGGAGGTACCCATCCTCTAGGTCGAGCTTTTTTATCTCGGGTTTCGAGCTTGCGTGAGGTTTTGTTCATTTTATCTGTACTCATTTTACGCCTCCTTCACGTGTTTTGCGTACTCTTCAAGTGGCACACCAAGTTTTTTTGCAATAGCTACCTGTGAGGGTGTGAGTTTCACAGTGCGGCGTCCAGATTTTGTCGATCTATTTGCAGAGGCAACCGTCTGGACAACACGATTACTCTTGTTACTATCCTCAAATTTTTGAGGAAAATTTGTACGCATTTGAGCGTCTAAACTCTTATAGTATTCTTCTGAGCTAGGATCAAGACCTTCTTGTTCAATAAGACGTTTATGTATACCAAAAGCAGCATAAGTCATAACTTCATCTTTACCAAACCATTCATTGTCTTCCGCCCATTGTTCAGCTCTAGGGTCAGGTTTTTTATATTTAGGCTTTTCAATTTCTTTACTTACCTCTTTATTTTCAGTATTTTGATTAGCCTGTTCTAAAAGTCTTTCCGCTTCTTTAAGTCTTTGCTGATCTAATGCAATTTGAGCTAATTGTTCTTGAGCTTTAACAACAGCATCATTATCTTTGGACGCTAGAGCTCTTTTTAAATTATCTTTAATAACTTCAGATTGAGTATTAACTCTCTCTTTAAATTCTGCAGTATATCCAGTGTCGAGTTCTTTTGTTTTAGCTTCTAAATCTTCATTTTGCTTTTTAATTTTTTCTGCGTATTCTATTGCTGCTTGCTCTCTTCTTTCAGCTTCACGCATTTTTTTTGTGAGCTTATCAATTCTTCTTTTTACAGAAACTGAATATTCATCGAGTTCATCTTCTGATTTAGCTTCTTTTGATTCCTCTACCTCAACTGTAGGTTCTTCCGATACTTCTTCTTTTTTCTTTTCGTCTTCTTTTAATTCAATCTCAACAGATTCACCTGAAGTATCAATAGGAACCATTTTGTCTTGATCAGTTTGTATAGTAGGTTGCATGGTCTTCTCCACGTTACATTATGTTTGCTGGCAGAATATCTCTGGGATCATCAACTACTGCCAAAATTTCATCGTCATTGATAATCCTTAATTCACCACCGTCAATTCTGATTCTTGAACCAGCGTATCTAGTAATGAGTACCCAATCACCCTCTTTACACCAAGGGCCACTAGGAAATTTTTCTTTATCTTTATAAGCTTCAGGTCCTGCTTTTAAAACCTTACAAATGTTTGTTGTAATTTGAGACTGTTCTACTGTTTCATCTGTCAAAAGAAGTCCTCCTTTAGTTTTTTCTTTTAATTTAAGTGGAAATAAAACTAATCTCCAACCAGCAGGCTGTGGTACTTTTTCAAGTTCATCTTTGTTTTTTTCTGCTTGTTTACCATCCCAGACATGTTTTGGTACAATAAGTTTTGGTTTAGTCATCTTCTAGCTCCGTTTTCTTAAGCAGGTCCGTGAGTTCCTGTTCTTCTTGTTTAAGTGCTGCTAATTTACCTGTCAAATATTTATAATCTGCCCAGTCTTTAGCTAATCCGTTTAGTATAGACTCTTCTACTTGCTTTTGTCTAGTAATTAAATCTTTTTTATATGCAGTAAAAAAATTTTCTAGCCGCATGATTTCATGAGATCAGCTAATTTTTTACAGCGATTAGGTGTTTGTTTATTCCACCTTGAATCAAGCATCTCGTAACTTGCCCCTATAAAATTAGCTTCCTGCAGGCATTTCCACATATTTTTAAACTTCGACACGCCTGTCTGTCCAAGTTGAAAACACATCTCGGTTATGACGTGTTCTGCTGTTTCTGGTAAATTTGTTATATCATTTTGTGCACATAATTGTTTCATTTGTGCTATCGCTCTACTTAAATCTTTATCAAATACTGCTTGTAGTTCTTCTTCTGTGTATTCTTTATCAACAACGAAATTATCTGATGCGACAACTTTATGACCCCATCCAATTGTATCGAACCCTTCGGTATCTTGATAAATTTTATTTCTAAAACCTTCACTTAATTTAACTGATTGAGATAATTCTTCGTAACTCATTTACCTTTGATTACTTTCTGTAATGTTCTTGCTTGTTTAGCATGAAGATTAGATGCTTTCTTTAAACCTTTAATAACTTTTTTTACTTTTTTCTTTTTTGCTTTCTTCATTTCTTTTTAAACATTCCTATTGCACTAGATCCCGCCTTGATGCCGAAGCTCGCAGAAATCGCGATATAAAGTAGGTTGTGATAATATGAGGGTAGGTCTTGCAATGCAATAAACCCACGATGCACATGTTCTTGT